CAAGGTCAAAAACTAAAGCGCCGGCTGCGCCGACGTTCGACCCTTCTGCCGAACTTCTCGCCCTCGGCGTTTCCTCGCAGACCACTGCCGACTGGCTGACGCTTCGCAAAACCAAGCGCGCGGCCGTCACCTCGACCGTCCTGAAGACCATTGCCTCGGAAGCCGTAAAGGCCGGTCTGTCGCTGGATGCCGCCCTGTCGATCTGCTGCACGCGGGGTTGGGCTGGCTTCGAGGCTGACTGGGTGCTGCGCGACCAGCGCGCCGGCCCTGCTCCTGCTGGTCCATCGCAGTTGACGAAGGCCGGCCAGGTGACGGCTCAGAACATCGAGTCCTGGCTCGAAAAGAAACGACAGGAGCAGAACCATGGTTGATTCCGATTTGCCCGCATTTTCCAAGACCCTGCTGGCCGTGGCCGACTACTACGGCCGCGAGCTGTCCGAGAACGTTGTTGACCTGTACTGGAACGGCCTGCGCGAGTACGACCTGCAAGCCGTGCAGAAGGCGCTGTGGGCGCACGTCCGCAACCCGGACACCGGCCAGTTCATGCCGAAGATCGCCGACGTCGCCAAGGTCACGCAGGGCCGCACCGATGACCAAGCCGCAGTCGCGTGGTCGAAGGTCAACCAGGCCGTGCGCCGTGTCGGGACGTACCAGTGCGTCGTATTTGATGACCCGGTTATCCATCGCGTAATCGCCGACATGGGCGGCTGGGTGTACATCGGCAGCAAGGACGACAAGGAATGGCCGTTCGTCGCCAAGGAGTTCGAGAACCGTTACCGCGGCTACAGGATGCGCGACGAGACGCCGGAATATCCGCCGGTCCTGATCGGCATGGCGAACGCGCACAACAGCCAGCAGGGCTTCCGCCAGAACCCGCCCATATTGGTCGGCGACGAGCGCAAAGCCAACTTGGTGCGCCTGGGCGGTACGACGGCGCCGATCTTAGGCATGAGGTCGGCCGCGGACGTTCTGCTGCCGAGCGCCGAGGTTCATCAAATTGCAAACGGGAGGCGCGCATGAGCCGCCAGACCACTCCACAGGAAACCGCGCTCATCGCAGCGCACGTGCAACGCGTGGCCGAGCTGAGGCAGCAGATGGACCTGATGCTGCTGAGGAGCTTGGTGCGTGAGGCAGAGCAGGTGTGCACGCGATGAGGTTTTTCACTGGTACCCACCAGCCGAGCGACGCTCAGCACCACGACGCGAATTTCGTCAGCGTCACCCGTCTGCGCAGGCGCCGGTCCGGCTTCAAGGTCGGCGACTGGATCATGGATTCGGGTGCATTCACGCAGATCATGCGACACGGCGGCTACACGGAGGGCGTCGAGGTCTATGCAGCCGAGATCAAGCGTTGGGCTGGCAACGGCAATCTGTTGGCGGCCGTGGCCCAGGACTACATGTGCGAAGCCCACATGCTGGCGATCACTGGCAAGACGATCCCTGAGCACCAGGCGCTGACCATCGAGCGCTACGACCAGCTGCTGGCGTGCGATACCGGCGACGTCTACATCATGCCGGTGCTGCAGGGGTACGCGCCCGAGGACTACGTGCGGCACATCGAGATGTACGGTGACCGGCTGAAGCCAGGCATGTGGGTCGGAGTCGGCTCTGTCTGCAAGCGTAATGGCGACCCGCGCGCGATTGAGCGCGTGCTGTGGACGATCAAGCAAGCTCGGCCGGATTTGCGGCTGCATGGCTTCGGTGTGAAGACCACGGCCCTATCGTCGCCGCTGGTGACCGAACTGCTACATACGGCTGACTCGATGGCTTGGAGCTTCGCAGCGCGCCGCGAAGGCCGCAACGCTAATGACTGGCGCGAGGCTAAGGCCTGGACCGAGCGCATAGCACGCCGTCCGATGCAATTTGGATTGGGATTCACCTGACGAGTAGGCCAGCGCCTGAGACCATTTCGCGCGCGAGCGCAATCACCGCAGCACCAAAACTAGGAGAACCCACATGTCCCACAAGGTAGCCAAGAAGCTTCGCAAAATCCTCCGCGCTGGCGGCAATAATCCGCGTGATGTCCGTGTTGCCAAAGGCGCGCCGATCACCAAGAACATCAATTGGGCGACTTTCAGCTATGGCGCTCGCATTCTGCAGGCGAACTGCGGGCGCGCGCTGTATCGCGGCATGAAGAAGCTTTCCCGCGCTGGCGCCTTCGCCTAACCACCACCCCGCCCGGCCATCTCGGGCGGCCATAACGACAACGGGAGAACCTGAACGATGATCGCTTTCACCATACCCGGCCAGCCAGTCGCCAAGGGCCGGCCCAAGTTCGCACGCCGCGGTGCGCACGTCGTCGCCTACACGCCAGCCAAGACCGCCAGCTACGAGAACCTGGTCAAGCTGGCCGCTACCACGGCCATGTGCGGCGCACAGCCCACGGCGGCCCCCGTGGCCCTGTCAGTCACGCTCAACCTGCAGATTCCGGCCAGCTGGTCCAAGAAGCGCCGCGATGCCGCTGTAGCGGGGGCGATCTGCGCCACCAAGAAGCCCGACGCCGACAACGTGCTCAAGGGGATCAAGGACGGCTGCAATGGAATCGTGTGGGCGGACGACGCGCAGGTAGTGCGGATCGTGCTCGACAAGCGGTACAGCGAGACGCCGTGCGCGGTGGTGCATGTGGTTGAGGTGGCGGGAGAGGCGGCATGATCTCGCCCCGCACCCTACTCGCCGCCCTCTTCGGCTCGATGGCCCGCGACGAAGCCCAGGTTGAGCGCGCCGCGGTGCAGGCTCAGCCCGCACGCGTGGTTGAGGATACGCCGGTACTGGTGGATCCGCTGGCGCAGGACTTGGAGGACTTTGCATGATCGAGCCTACTACGCAAACCATCGAGAGCGCGCCAGACGCCGACTCGCCCTACAACACGGTCATGAAGACATGGGCGCGCTGGATGGCGCTGGCCGACCACCAGCATTCGGAGGGCAACGCCCATCCGCAGGACGTGAAGGAGTTCATGGCGTGCGGCGAGGCGGTCGACGCGATGGTCAACGATTTGCCCATTCATTACCGGTGGGCGATCCGTCGAGCTTACGGCCTCGCGACAGCATGGATTTATCCGGACAAGTCACTGGCTGACACGCTCGTTGCTGCTGAGCTTGTTTTGGAGCCAAAACTGATGCGAAACGTTGCTACCAGACGATATTTCCGCTAGGATATGGGCGTTAGATGTGAATATTGTGTCCACAGTTCGAAGCCCCGGTCAGCGATGACGCGGGGCTTTTTGCTTTCCGTCTTCCGGAGAATTCCATGCTCAGCTCCCTGCGTCGTTCTGCCCTACTCGCCACGCTGGCCATCCTCGGCGCCGGCTCGATGCCTGCCGTGATGGCCAACCAGCCGGCCCTGATCAGCGCCGCGCCGCGCCCGATTAAGGCCAGCAAGCGCGGTCTGCTCGGCGGTGCGACCACTGCCAGCCGCTACGGCCGCAAGGGCGCCGGTATCTCGATGGCCCAGCAGCAGCGCGCGTCGCGCAAGAAGCGCGGCGTGGCGCGCAACCGCGTGAATCACCGGTAGCATTCCCGTGTCTCCAGCCCTGATCAGGGGCTTTCGGGCCCGGCCCCCAACAGCCGGGCCATTTTTTTGACTGAACACCATGACGACCACCTACGACCCGGAGCTGGCTGCCAGCTTCTGCGCCGCGATGGCGTCAACCACCGACAGCATCGCGACGATCTGCAAACGCAAGGGCATGCCGAGCAAGGCCACCGTGTTCCGCTGGAAGGCTGAGCATGCCGACTTCGCGACTATGTACGAGGCCGCCAAGCTGGAGCAGCTGTACTGCGGCATCGAGGAATGCACCGAGATCGCGGACAAGGCGAAGAAGACCTCGGAAGACATCGCCCACGCCAAGCTGCGCATCGACACGCGGATCAAGGTCGCACAGCGGCTCAAGCCCAAGGAGTTCGGCGACAAGGTGGACCTGAACCATGGCGGCCAGGACGGTAACCCGGTCAACATGAACTGGTCGATCAACTTCGTGAAGCCCGGCGATGAACGTTGACTTCCCCGAGAAGCTCCAGTTCCTGCTCACCAAGAAGGCGCGCTACAAGGGCGCCAAGGGTGGCCGGGGCAGCGCGAAGTCTTGGAGCGTCGCGCGCGCGCTGTTGATCCTGGGATCGACCACGAAGCTGCGCATCCTGTGCACGCGCGAGGTGCAGAAGTCGATCAAGCAGTCGGTGCACAAGCTGCTGAAGGACCAGATCGAGGCGCTCGGCCTGACCCAGTTCTACCGCGTGCTCGAAACCGAGATTCGCGGCGCCAACGGCTCCGAATTCAGCTTCTCGGGCCTGTCCGAGCAGACGGTCGACTCGATCAAGTCCTTCGAGGGCTGTGACATCGTG